GGCCTCAACGGCTAGACTGTAACAGGCTTTGTTGATGACACACAGAAACGGGAACGACAATGGATGACCCATCATCTGTCCATTTCTCGTGGCCACGGAGTGATCTCGATAGTAAACACCATCGATGATACACTCCTTATACCTGCACTCGCCTAACCGCAGAGAAGCGCTGGCCAGCTCCCAAAAGGGACAAGCTGGAATCCCCATGAACGCTGCTTGCGTCCCCCAGGGAGCCAGACCATCCGTCGCAGACTTGAAATCGCTGGAAAACCAGACGAAGTCATCTCGCGGCGAGTGGTCATAGAGGCTCTGAACCCGGGATCGCAGGCAGCCGTTGCGCATGGTGGAAGAAGGATCATCCTTCCAGCACTGGAGAAGGGCACCCTGGAACGGCTGAACCGCCGTATACAGGTCACCATCTCCCACTGTGATGACGCGGAACTTTGAAGGCTCCGCAATCGCAATTGCATCCACGTCATGAACTAAACGACGTGGAACCCGGTCGCCCGAGGGGGCGGCCAGGAATTCCTGATAACCGTACAGAAGACTCTTCTTTGCACGGTCCAGGTATTCCGGAAACTCGTTTTCTCTCCACCGCAGGACGTTGGCGTCCAACGCGCGGAGTTTACCGAGACTTCCAGATCCCTCGAACGGGTCGAGGATGTGGGACGCTAGTGATAACGCGCCGCCTTTACGGCGAGACGCTTGAATGCACGAGCTTCCCGAGGGCATGAACTTAGTAAACAGTTCACGCTCAGACATCCTCGCGAAGGTACGAGAAGCGACATCTGTAATTCGCTTCTGCAGAATTGAGTGAACAGGAGTAGGCTCAGAGGACAACGCCTTAGCGTGGTCTCCGAGAGCCTTCAATTCCTCACTCAAAGGGAGCTGCGGCCAAGCCGCCTTTGTCCCCTTCTGCAGAGAATAGAAAAACGAGATGTCACGTCGCGCAAATAAACGCGCGACACACTTCCGTAACCAACCCGAGTACAAGGGTCGAGACACAAAAGCCTCCACGGGTGCTGGCACCCGGGGGTCGCCAAAGAGTTTGCAGAGAAGCAGATCATGCCAATACTTGACATACTTCTGCCTCTGTATCTCCTCTGGAAATGAGTTGATCCGATTCGCGGTGTCCTTGAAGGACTTCACGAACCGATTAAACTCAACGTCAGAGAAGAGAAACTCCCTAAGCGACCTCCGAGTAACAAATACCCAGAGGAGGCTGTCCACGATCACCATCACTGAATCCGAAGATCCAGTGCCCGCTCTGATCAGGAGCGAGGCCTTTCGTATACAGTTGCTGGCCGAGATGGACTTTCTCGAACCTTGTTTCAGCATACGGGTAGCCGCTGTACCACCAACATTGCGGCGGGGGGGGTCGCCGGAGCAGTTCTTGCTCTGGGGCCCAATAGGGAGAGAAGATTCGTTCTTTTCTTCCCCCCCCTGGTTGCTACGTGCAACCTCCCGGGGAGACTTTGCAGTCTCCCGGACGTGTCTG